ATAGATAAGTACATGGGCGACTGTATTATGGCTTTCTGGAACGCACCATTAGATATTGAGGACCAAGAAAGAAAAGCAACAGAATGTGTACTAGAAATGCGAGAAGCATTAGGAGAATTAAATGAAAGACTCAGAGAAGAGGGCTTGGATCAAATTAACACAGGAGCAGGAATCAACACAGGACTCTGTGTTGTTGGGAACTTTGGTTCTAGTTCTAGGTTTGATTATTCCGTTTTGGGGGATGCTGTTAATTTGGCTGCAAGACTAGAATCCTCTTGTAAGAACTACGATGTCGATTTAGTCATATCTGAACACAGCTTGGTTGACGGATTTGACTACGAGTTCCTAGATAATGTTACGGTAAAAGGCAAGTCGGAACCAGTTAAAATATACACCATCAGAAAATAGTACTTGACACTTCTCCTCACTTTTGATATAATTACAAACATATGAAGAAAAATCTTCAAGGAAATTTAGGAAATGAATATGGAAGCCTCACGAGTAGCTGCAGAATTAGTAAAACACGAAGCTATATGCTCCGAAAGATGGAAAACCGCGTTCACTAGGTTCGACACTATAGACAGTCAAGTTAATCGGATAGAGACTATCATGATTAGCTGTGCTGCAGCAATAATAATCGGTGGAATGGGCGTACTTGTAACAATAGTCACCATGCACACTGCATAGGAGAAAAAATGATCGAAGGATATCAAACCAAAGATATAAAAGCTACAAAAAGCAAAACAAAGACATCAATAGAAGAAGCCTTAAAAAAGGCTGTTGAGCAATCAGACTCAACAAAAGTAGTTGAGGGTGAAGGCGCAGAGCCTTCTCAAGAACTTTCTGCAAGAGTAAAAATACTTATGGCAAGAAAGACTAACCAACAAAGAAAGAAAAGAAGAGTACTACCAAAAGCTATTAGATGAAGAAACAGCTCACACATGAAGAGCGTTATAAAATCTGTAAAGAATGCCCAAATCTAGATAAAAGATGGAAGGTATGTAAAGTTTGTAACTGTTTTATGCCCCTCAAGACTAAGTTAAGATGGGCGGAGTGTCCTGAGGAACCCCCTCGCTGGACATAAGGAGAGAGTATGCCAAGTGGTAAAGGAACTTATGGGAAGACTAAAGGTCGTCCTGCTAAAAAGAAAAAAGGTGGAAAAAAGAAAAAGTCAATGGGAGGCTTAACTGCAGCTCAGAAGAAACTGCCTAAAGCATTCCAAATGGCAATCTTAAAAAGAAAACGTGGCAAGAAGAAGAAGTAAGACTACTCGTAAAAAAAGAAACATTCCTACTAATTCCAAGCTTTACGCTAGAATGAAGGCAAAGACTAAACGAAAGTTTGCAGTCTATCCAAGTGCTTACGCTAATGCATACCTTGTAAAAGAGTATAAAAAAGCAGGTGGGAGGTATCGTCGTGGCTAGTACAGGTTTAAAGAAATGGTTCAAAGAAAAATGGGTCGACATTGGTAGACCCAAGAAGAAGGGTAAATTCCAACCTTGTGGTAGAGGCAAAGCAAAGACTAGCGGCAGAGGATATCCAAAGTGTGTTCCTTTAGCTCGTGCAAGAACTATGAGTAAAGCACAGAAGAAGTCAGCCGTTAGAAGAAAAAGATCAGTTAAGCAAGGAGTAGGAGGCCGACCGACAAATGTACGAACAGTCGTACGGCGCAGAAAACGCCGTTAAAGAAAAAGAACAAGCTTTCATGGACTGGGCATTGACCCAAGTATCCTCTGGCGAAGTTCGTGCACATTATTACAAATTATTAACAGAATATAACAATCTAGGAGAACACGATGTTAGAATGGTTAAAGACTAAATGGAAACAATATATACAAATTGTTTCAGGTCAAGATAAAAATTGGGATGGAAAAGTAGATATCAAAGATAAATTGATCGCTGCTAAAGATAAAACCCAAAGCTAAAATTCCTTAGCTAAGTTCATATAGGACTAGCACATGGACAAACAACAATTATTAGATGAAATTAAGGATACTATTGTTTTATCCCATAGATTTCATCAAGCTATTGAATACCAACTATTGTGGGGTCAACAGCTTAGAGAATTATTAAACTCACCCCACACTGACAAGAAATTGTTACAAATCCATATTAAAAATGGTACTCAATAGGCTACTAATTAGCCAAGTAAAGAGAGGATAGAATCATGGCAAGACAAGGCGGATTTTTAAGTGGACCAAGTAACCACGGCACATCAAAACTAGTAAAACACAAATTAAAAAGAGGTGTTACTAGAGATATGAATGCTGCAGCAGGTACTTTCGTCAACACAAAATCTCCATTCACCACTCCTGGTGGAATGTATGGAGCGGCTCCTAAAGCAATAGGACCGAGATTTGGTAAAACAAAAAATCCAAAACGAGCAAGTTTTGGAACTAAAGGTGCAAAAAGAATTTTACCAAGAAAAAGAAGATAGCATAGAGATCTTTCATAAAGACTTTCATAATTTCATGAAAGCAGGAAGACCGAGTTCCTTCTGGAACTTAGTCTTAGGAACTAAAAATGGCATTAACAACGGCAGAAAAGGCAAGGTTAAAAAAGGCGGGAATAAGAAAACTAAACGCGCCCAAAAGAACTCCTAAGCACCCCAAAAAGAAAGGCGTTGTAGCTGTAAGAATCGCTGGCAAAGTGAAGATTATCCGTTTTGGAGCTCAGAGCATGGGACATAATTATAGTCCTGAAGCTCGTAAGAGTTTTAAAGCAAGACACGGAAGAAATATTCGTAAAGGAAAATCTTCAGCAGCGTATTGGGCAAATAAATTATTCTGGGCAGGCCCAAAAGGTAGTAAGAAAAGACCACCTAAGTCTCAGAAACGACAACTTGGAATAAAAAGAAGGAAAAAATGACAATACCTAGAGTTATTGACAAGAGAGAAATATGGTTAGACGCCTTGTCAGAACACGCAGCAGAAGTTTTACAGAATGCACGTACAAGAGAAGAAAGAGGTCTAACTAGAACTCAACGCGAACGAGATTTACTCGATTTATGCGGAGGTTACTTGTATCTATTGCAACTAGCCAAAGAACATGGTCTATTCGATTCCGAAGACCCTTTTAACTTATTTAACAAAGAGACCCTACATTGATAGAAGTAAGCCGTTCCGATATAGTCTCCGACTATTTAATGGAAATCCCCCCTGAAACAAGATTTATTAAGTTACCTATTGAAGGGTATCTTGATTTATTAAATGTTACTCCCAACTCCTCACAAACTGCAATTATTAACGCAATTAACAATCCTAAATACAGATTTGTTTGCGCAGCAGTATCACGTCGACAAGGTAAAACCTACATAAGCAATATCATAGGACAGCTAACATGTTTAGTACCTGGAGCTAATGTACTACTTATGTCTCCCAATTACGCACTATCCCAAATATCATTTGACTTACAGAGAAATCTCATCAAGCACTTTGATTTAGAGGTAACACGCGACAATGCAAAAGACAAAGTTATAGAACTATCTAATGGTTCTACTATTAGAATGGGTTCAATCAATCAAGTAGACTCAGTTGTTGGTAGATCATACGATCTTATCATATTTGATGAGGCTGCTCTAACAGATGGACGAGATGCCTTCAATGTTGCACTAAGACCAACACTAGATAAAGAAAACTCTAAAGCAATCTTTATTTCGACCCCTCGTGGACGTAATAACTACTTTGCAGAGTTTTATTATAGAGGATTCACTGATGAATTTCCAGAATGGTGTTCAGTTAAGGCAACTTACCACGAAAATCCTCGAGTTTCTGATGCAGATATTGAAGAAGCAAAGAAAACAATGTCTCAAAACGAATTTAATCAAGAATACATGGCTGACTTTAATGTATTTGAAGGTCAAGTATGGTCATTTAACCACGAAGAATGTATAGCAGATCTAAGTCAGTTAGATACTAGTCAGATGGATGTATTCGCAGGACTTGATGTAGGGTATAGAGATCCTACAGCTTTTTGTGTGGTTGCTTACGATTGGGATGCGAAGAAATACTACTTAGTAGATGAATACATGAACGCTGAACGTACTACAGAGCAACATGCTGTAGAGATTAAGAAGTTAATTGACAAATGGGATATAGACT